GTGCGATCGCCGCCTGGTAGATCTGGCGGACGCGTTCTTTCGAAACCCCGATCTCGGCCGCCAGCTCGCGGAGCAGCAGGCCGTCGAGGCGGCCGCGGAGGACCAGCGCCTGCTGCGGCGTGAGTCGCGCGAACGCGGCGGCCTCGAGCTGCCGCCAGCGGAGCTCGTTCTGATCGGCATCCAGGACCTCGCCCGACTCGTCGGCACAGGCGATCTGCTTCACGGGCGCCTCATCGAGCGACACCACGTCGAGCGCTGCGTCCCAGGCCGCCGAGAGGTGGGGAGCGGGGCGGTTGGCCGGCCGCGAGACGAGCGACCTGTTCTTGGCGACGAAGTGGTCGAGCGACCACAGGATCTGCTGGTGGCAGAAGGTGGAGAGGCGCCCCTTGCGCGGCCGGAATTTCGTCAGGCAGCGGATCAGCGCCATGGCGCCGACCTGGCAGAGGTCGTCCAGCGGCACGTGCGGGCGGACGTAGCGGCGGGCGATGCTGACCACCAGCGGGAGCTGCGATTCGATGAGCCGCCGGCGGGCGTCCTGGTCGCCGTGCCGCATCGCCCGGGCTAGCCGCGCCTCTTCGGCTCGCGGCAGGCGGATGCGGCAGCGGCGCAGGTAGTCCAGGTCCATGCCTGCCAGTCTGCCGCGAGCTGACTGACTGATTCCCATTCCCTCCCGCCGGCGGGAAAGGGAATCAGCGGCGCAGCGCCGCCCAAGATGTTCCCGGTTGCAAAGTCCTTTCGAGCCCGCTGCCGCCAGGTCATGTCTGGCGGCGGCGCTTTTGTCAATCTTGCTTTACAAATCTGCCCGAGGCGTGCATGGCCAAGCCGACGATCGCCGAGCTGGAGGAATACCAGGCCCGCCAGGCCAAGATCGACAAGCTGCGCAGCGAAGCCAACGACCTGGCCAAGCGGCAGCGCGAACAAGAGGACGAATGGACGCCTCTGGTGCAGAAACTCGGGGGCAAGGCCCGCTGCCTGGTCATCGGGGCCTTCACGCTATTGGTTGAGATGGTGCGCAAGCGCGTCGACTGGAAGGCGCTCTACACGAGGGATATGGGAAAAGCGGCCGCCGATAAGGTGATGGCCGAGCGGGAACAAGAACCGACACTGACGATCTCGAAGGCCGCATAAATGGACGGGACCGACGCGCGCGAGCTGCTGTCTGCCGCCGTGGAGCGGATCGAGACGACGATTGCCCGCGCCGAGGCCACGCTCCCGTCGCCGACGCAGTGGCTGATCGTCGATGTGCGGCTGTGGCCGGCGCCGCTGATCAAGGCGGTCGTCGCCGTCCTCCGCCGCCGCGGCCGGCGAATTCGCTGCGGCACCCGCACCGACGAGAGCGGCTACAGCGGGCCCGCCCTGGAGATCCATATCGACGCGCAGCGGGAGTTTTGCTTTGGGTGAGCCGCGCACAATCACCGTCCCCGCTGCGCTTGCCCGGGCCGCACTGCTGGGCAATCGAGCCGCCCTGATCGGCGTCCGTCAGATCGTCGCCGGCAGTCTCTCGCCGGAGATTCGGATTCGGCAGCCGCTGTCGGAGATCATCGCTCCCGCTCCCGGGCTGCGGACGCCGACCAGTCGGACCAAGGCCGGGCGGCGGGCCCGGCGCAAACTGGCGGCTCAATTCATGGGGCACAGATAACCACCACAGGAGAAATGCCATGGTCCGTGCAAAATTCCGCGTCGATTCCGTTCAACCAGAGAACGGTGGATTCTGCATCAAGCTCTCGCCAGTAACCGGTGGAAGTCCGGAAAACGACGAGTTTTACAAGTACACCCCGGGCGGCAGCATCACGCTCAGCACGATCAACGAGGCCGCCGCGCGGCAGTTCGAAGAGGGCAGGCAGTTCTACGTCGATTTCATGCCGGCCGGCCAATGAAAAAAGGCCGGCTGCGAGCCGGCCCTGAAGTCGCCGCTAGGGATGCCCCAGGTGGATCGCAGCCGGCCAAGGTGAAAATTCGTTGCCAAGCGGGACGCTCGGCGTCACTATATCAGAAGAGGCGGCAAACTCAGGACGTTTTTGCCGCTCGCCGCTATCGCCGCGCTTTGTAAGGATCGCCGCGCGACCTGGCCCGGGCCTCATTGAGGCGGCCCTTTGTCGTGCGGCGGTGCTAGCAAATGAAACCCGAGACGGCGCGCACGCTGGCGCGCCTGCGGTCCCTGCTGGCCAAGGGCAAGACGCTCGACCAGGCTGGCCGCACAATCAGGCGCAGCAAGAGCACCGTCCATCGCCTGGCGGTCCGACATCGTATTGCCCGCCGGCGGCGCCGCGAGCTCCCCAAACAGAAAGACGCCGCCATTCGCCGGCGGCTGGCCGAGTCGCGACATACGCTGCGGCGGATCGCCGAGCTGGTGAGAGGCGTCAGCTACAAAAGCGTCTGGCGCCGATATCAGCACATGATCGATGCCGGCCAGGAATTTCGGCCCAAGGGGATCCGTGCACCCAGGCGGTGTCCCCGGCACGGCCTGGTGCGCGTCTGGCCGTGCGTCGCCTGCGCCGCCGAGGCGGCCGCGGGAAAGGGAATCAGCTCTCAGCGGCCGCCAGAATCGTGAGGATGCACAACCTCCGTCGCACGCTGGCCGATTTGTTCTGGATGGCTTTTCTTTACGTGGCGCTGGGCGGCCTGCTGGTCGCTCGCACTTGCTCCGCTGATGAGCTGCCGCAGAGCATGGATCTCGATCCCGACGTCCGCGCCAACTACCGCAACCCAGACGGAAGTTGCGTGCAATGCTCCAACGGCATGCAGGGCTGGTGGCATCGCGACGAGAACGGCGCGACGCTGCTGTGGGACTCTGCCTACGGGCCGGCGGTCCGCGGCGGCTCCAGCCCATCACGGGTGGCCGGCTATGCCCGCTCGCGGGGCATGCGGATCTTCAACGTCACCGGGGCCGATTACACGTTTCCGTGGATGAAGTACTGCGCGGCGACGAACCGCTTTTGCGCCATCGGTGCCGGCACTAGGCACTTCCAGACGCTGTACGCCTACCGGCCCGGCGAGGCCAAGCCGTGGGGCGTCTGCAACAACAACAGCACGCACAAGATCGACTGGTATAGCGAGGCGGATTTTCGCCGCCTGCACCTGGCCAGCGGACCATGGATCGTGGTGTATGACGGGCCGGCGCCAGCCAGCCCCCCCGAGCCGACGACCTGGTGGCAGTGACATTAAATGACACACACGAGGGACAAATCCCCTGGGAGGTGATGCCGTGAAGCGCGATCAATTCGAGATGACGCTGGGAGATCTGCTGGAGCGGCGGCGCTCGCGAACGAGTGGCTTTCTATGGTTCGTGGCGGCCGCGGCCGCTGCGCTGATCGGAGGCCTGGCCTTGGTGGCCATCGCTGGAGCTGACGAGACCGACGTGCCCAGCTCGGCCCGGCGCGAGATCGCCATGCGCGGCAACATGGTCGAGCACATCGACGGCCAGGCCCGGGCCGATGAAGGGGAGGACCTGATCGCCCAGGCGGCGCAGACGCCGGCCGACGACAGCCACAAGTGGCACCTCACCGTGCTGACACGCGGCGGCTGCCAGGCCTGCCAGCGATTGAAATCCGATCTACTCGCCGGCGCCTACCGCGATTGGGTCGAGGTCGAAGACCGCCAGGGCGTGCTGATCTCCACGCCGGCCAGCCACATGCATTTTCACGAGCTGCGGTACGACGGCGACGTCGGCCGCGACTGGGCCCGCAAGCTCGAGCGGTTCATCAAGCGAAAGATCGACGAATTTCCCACGCTGATTGTGCAGCCGCCGATTACCGGCGCTTTTGGCAAGCACGCCGAGATCGCGTTCATGTCGAGCGGTTACGACGGCGATCCCGAAAAGCTGACGGCGGCGATGGCCAGCGGGCTCGGCAAGTATGTTGATTCGCTACGCCGCGTGCGAATGCTCGCGCGGCGGCAAGGCGACATCCAGCAGGAGGCCGGCGGCAGCCCGCCCCCTTTTGTACTGGCGCCGACCAATCCGCCGGAGACGCCGGGGCTCGTGTTTCCGCAGACGATCATTCCGCCGCGCGTGGCGGCAACGGTCGAGCAGATCAAGGCGGCCTGCCCGGAATGCGACGCGGAGTTTTTGCTGTCGCAGGTGAGCAAGCAGGCGACGCTGGACGAAGCGGCGGCGGCGTTTCAGCAGGTGACCCTGGCCAGGCAGATCGCCGACCTGAAGCGGGCGCAGGAAGAGGCCGCGGCGAAGAAGAAGGCCGAGGAGGAAGCGAAGCAGAAGACGCCCGCGGCGGTGGCGCCGGCGACGCCCGGCGTATCGCTGACGACGCTGATAGTCAGCGTACTGATGGCGCTGGCCGGGGGCGGAGGCATCTACGGCCTAATCGGCCTGGGCCTGAAGTTGTTCCGCAACTACCGGAAGTCGACAGGCAAGCCGACATTCCTGAACGACGAGCAATTCGCCGCCTTGCTCGCGAAGCTCGAGGAGTTCGCGAAGGGGATGATCCCGGTCCAGTAGAGCGGTTCGTCAGTCGCATCCGCCAGCTCTTCGCAGGCTGGTGGATGTTGGCTGTGAGTGCGCCATGGATGATGGCGGCAGCGGGGCTGCTGATGTGCGTATGGTTGGTCGCTTTGATCGCTCGTACAGTAGTCACCATCTTCCGGCGATAAGGACTTATGAACAGTCCGCGTTGACGTAAGTCCAGTAAACACGTCGAAAAACGGCCATCTTGCATGGCGCATTAGCAGGCCCAACAGCGGCCGATCTCTCCATGCTTGAATCACCTTCGCCTCTTCGCGATCGCTCAACGCGTGGCCACGTGGCGCACTACGAATTAACGGGTCCTCCCCGCCGGGGGGCCCGGCCGCGCCAGTTGGCGATTGCGCTTTTTTTGCGCTTCGGAAAGTTTTTTTCGCAGTTCACAGTTCACAGTTGAAATAAGATGGCCCGACGCATTCGGCGACCCGCCGCCATACTTCAAATCGCCCTGTGGCCGTTGGCGAGACTCAAGCCGTATGAGCGGAATCCGCGACGCAACGCGGCCGCCGTCGATGCGGTCGCTGCGTCGCTCAAGGAGTTTGGCTTCCAGAAGCCGATCGTCGTCGACGCCGGCGGCGTGATCATCTGCGGTCACACGTGCTACCTGGCGGCGCAGAAGCTCGGCCTCGAGCGGGTACCAGTCAAAGTCGCCAAGGGTCTCACGCCCGACCAGGTCAAGGCGTTCCGCATCGCCGACAACAAGACGGCCGAGATCGCGGAGTGGGACTTCGAGCTGCTGGCGGCCGAGGTCTCGGATTTGAAGGCGTGCAATTACGAGCTCGGCCTGCTCGGCTTCGACGGCGACGAGCTCGCCAGGCTCCTCAACGGCGATCTGGCCGCGGGACTGACCGACCCCGACGACGTCCCAGCGCCACCCGACAAGGCGATCACACAGCCGGGCGATCTGTGGATCCTTGGGAACCACCGCTTGCTATGCGGCGACAGCCGCAAACCCGATGACGTCGGGCGGCTCCTCAATCGCCAGAGCGTGCAGCTCGTCAACACCGACCCGCCCTACAACGTGAAAGTCGAGCCGCGGAGCAACAATGCAATCGCCGCGGGCTTGTCGTCGTTCGAATCCACCCATCACCAGGGGTTCGACGTCGCCCGCGATCCCGGAAAGGTAAAACGGACCGACAAGAAGCTGCGGCCCAAGGACCGGCCGCTGGCCAACGATTTCGTTACCGATGGTGATTTCGCCAAGATGCTTGCCGCCTGGTTTGCCAACCTGGCGGCCGCTCTCGACCCAGGCCGCGCGTTCTATGTGTGGGGCGGCTTCAGCAACGTCTCCAACTACCCGGCGCCGCTGGCGGCCGCGGGACTGTATTTCAGCCAGGCGATCATCTGGGTCAAAAATCAGCCGGTGCTGACGCGCAAAGACTTCATGACCGCGCACGAGTGGTGCTTCTATGGGTGGAAGGAAGGGAAAGCGCACGTGTACCTCGGCCCGCGGAACATCCGCGACGTATGGGAGGTCAAGAAGGTGCCGTCGCAAAAGATGGTCCACCTCACCGAGAAGCCGGTCGAGTTGGCGATCCGGGCGATGCAGTACTCGTCGCGACCAGGCGAGCGGGTCCTCGATCTTTTCGGCGGCAGTGGCTCGACGCTGATCGCCGCCGAGCAGACCGATCGCCACGCGCGGCTGATGGAACTCGACCCGCTGTACTGCGACGTGATCGTGCAGCGCTGGGAAGCATTCGCAGGGAAGAAGGCGAAGCTAGCGCCTGGTGTTCGTCGACAGACAATCAGAAAAACGAAGAAGAAGGCCGCCTGACGCGCTGTCTCGCACGACTCACCACGAAAAGGAAAAGCTCTGTACCGTTGCCACACTTTTGGAGAGCTGTTGGAACAACTCGTGAATGGGCCACTGGACGCAACCCGTGATGCGCGGGCCTCCCACCGGGACATCAAGTGTGGCACGAGCCGACGGGACGATTGGCAACCGTGGTGAGTCTTGCAAGGCAGCGCCTTTACAAATGCCCAAGCAGCAACCGCCGGCGAAGATGAACCCCGCGGCACTGACCGTGCCGCAGCTCGCCACCGTCCTGTCGGCCGCCGGCGGCAAGGTCATCGCGGCCGACGTCGAGAAGGACCTGGCCGCCGGTGCTCCGACGAACGCCGACGGCACGGTCCACCTAATTCGATATACCGCCTGGCTTGCGGGCCAGGTGGATTGATTGCCCCAAGACGGGGACCGCAGCGGGTACAAACCGCGCGCGATCCCCTAACCGCCACGCGGCCGAAACCGCGCAGGGCTATGCAGAACCCTCGACAAAAGGGGCCTCGCATCTCCAGACGCGCTCGGGATATTCCGGTCGCACTGGCACGTGCCCTGGCCGCATTGATTGCCGACGTGGCGTCCGACCCCCGCCGCCTGAAGCCCGGCGAGCTGATTCGCCTGCTCAACTCGACGCCGGCCGGCCAGGTCATCGATGACCGCCGACTGCGATCGCACCGCGCCAAGGCCGGCATGCGGGTCGGCGACGACAAAACGATCGACTTGTTCCGCTACGCCGCATGGCTACATGACCAGCTTAGGCTCCGACCAGTCGAGTCCGACGAATCCGCGACGCGCCTCGCCGCCGAGCTCGGCATCAGCTCGAGCATGCTGCACCGCTGGTTCGGCCGCGGCTGCCCACGCGGCGATCTGGCAGCGATCGAGACCTGGCGTCGCGAGAATCTGCTGCCAAGGCAGGGCGGCCCGGGCGCGATCCGCGGCAAAATCTCCGGCGCTCAAAAGCAGATCCTGCTCGCCCGGCGCGACAAGGAGCGGCAGCAGGCTCGGGCGATCAAGCTCAAGACCGACATTCTGGAAGGGAAGCTGGTCGAGAAGGCCGACGTCGTGCGTGAATACGCCGAGCAGTTTGCCGTCGCCCGGTCGATCCTCGACGGCCTGCCCGACGCGCTGGCCAAGGAATCCCCGGCCGAGATCCGCACGGCCGCGTTTACCCTGGCCCGCAACCGAGTGGATGCTGTGCTGCGTCTGCTGTCTCAGCTTGCCGATGCTTAACGCCGCCTGGTCGATCTTCGCGCCCCGCGTCCCCATTCGCACGCTCGACTGGGCCCAGGCCAACGTCTTCACGGACTCGGGTGAGCCCTACAACGATTTCGCCTATCCGCATATCGGGGCCCCCGGCGGACCGATGGACGCCTTCGACTGCCGCGAAATCCGCAAGATCTGGCTGCAGTGGGGGAGCAGGCTTGGGAAGTCATTTTTTGGGCAGGTCGCGATCGAGAAGACGGCCGACTGCGACCCATCGCCGATGATGCTCGTCAGCGCCGATCGCAAGCTGGCCACCGACGTCGTCGAGCGGACGGTCGGCATGATCGAGCGGTGTCCGCCGCTGCGCGATCAGCTCCCTCCCAAGCACCTGCGGCGCGCGGATCTCCTGCGATTGGCATTCTCAAAACTCTACGTGGCCTGGGCCCGCTCGCCGGCGACTCTGGCCGATAAGCAGATCAAGCTCGGGCACGGCAACGAAATCGATAAATGGGAGCATCAGAAGACCAGCAAGGAAGGCGATCCGCAGGAGCTGTTTCTGGATCGCTTCAAGGACGTGCCGCTGCACAAGGTCCTGCTCGAGGGGACCCCAGCCCTCAAGCACACGTCGCGCGTCGAGCGCGGGCGGCTGGCGAGCTGCAACGCCCACTATTGGGTGGAATGTCAGCGCTGCGGCCGCTACCAGCTCCTGGAGACGAAAAACCTCCGCTGGGACAAGCCCGCCGGCGGCCGCTCCGATCGGGAGCTGGCCCGCCAGACGGCTCGCTACGAGTGTGCTCATTGCGGCAAGGCCAATCACGATCGCGATCGCGGCCCGATGATGCGCTCCGGAGTTTGGATCCCCGAAGGGTGCGGCTGCGACGACAAGAGAGCGCGCAAGGCCGCCAAGCGGCAGCGCGACGCAGGCCGCCCGCTGTGGAGCGGCTGGGCCGACAGTGACTGGATCACCGGCGATCCGCTCCGCGACGGGCCCGAATACGGCTCGCAGCTCTCCAGCCTCTACGCGCTGTCGCTGACCTGGGGAGACATCGCAGCCAAGTTCGTCCACGTGCACGAGCGACCACATCTCTTGCGCGGCTTCGTCAACGGCTGGGAAGCGAGGACGTGGGAGCTGGTCAAGAACCAAGAGAACTGGGAGACGCTCGGCAAGCGGCTGATTCACAGCGAGGGCCCGCTGGCCGTCGGCCGCGGCAAGGTACCCAAAGGTTACAAACTGCTCACCGCCGGCGTGGACAAGCAGGAAGATCACTACGTGCTCCACGTCGATGCCTGGGGACCTGGCGCCCGCTGCCACACGGTCGATTACGGCACGGTAGACAGCGAGACGGAGCTGCTCGCCTGGCTGGCCCGCCCGTACGAGCTCGTCGGCGGAGGCAGCCGCCGCATCGCCCTGGCGCTGATGGACTCCGGCAGCCGGCCAAAAGGGGTTTACGCGCTCTGCGATCGGGCCAAGCAGCTAGGCGTCGCGCTGATCCCCTGCAAAGGTTCGAGCACGGCGATGGGGGTGGCTTACAAGAAGACTCGGCTCGGCGAAAACACGGCTGCACCTGGCCGGCCGCTGGTGCTGGTGGACACGGTCACCACTCAAGACTGGATGGAGCGCGTGCTGCACGACATTCAGCCCGGCGACTCCGGCAGCATGTCGATCTACCAGGCCGCCGTCGACGCGCATCGCGATTACCTCGAGCAGCTCCTCAACGATGCTCCGGTGCAAAAGCTCGACGCCCGCAATTTGCCGCGCGAATCATGGGACCGGATCGACGATACGATTCCCAACGACCAGCGCGACGCCAAGCGCTACAGCTACGTTGCCATGCTGCTCCGCAACCGGGGCAAGGAAATCGAGGACAAGCCGGCAGCCGACGAGCCGCCGGCCAAGAAAAAGAGTAAACCGCGGCCGCGGCCGCAGTCCCATACCCCTCTTCGCCGGCCTGGCGGCTGGCTATCTCGCCCATGAAGACGTCCAACAAAAGCAAACAGGTACCGACAAAAGCGGCCAAAGTCGCCCAACAGCCAGCTCGCAGCGAGTCGCCGGCGGCGATCGACAACCGGCTGCCGCTGAAAAAGCAGCGGATCCACGCCGGCCGTTGCCCACGCAGCGAGCATCACACCAGCACGCGCGTCTATCGCATCGTTGGCAGCAAGCAGTACTGCATCTGCGACGACTGCGGCCATGCCTGGGTCCGCCCTACTCCCGAGGCCGACGCATGAGCATGACCGTCTTCGTCGGGATCCTGGCCGGCATCATGGGCGCAGCCGTCGGCGTCGTCGTGCTGGCCTGGCTGATCAGCTTCTTCTGGAGCCGCTGGCTGCCGTAACCCGTCGCGTGGCCGCCCACGTGGCCCACTGGCGCGAAGATGGGCTAAACTCCGGCCGTCGTGCCCACGGCGAACTCGCCGCCCCGCGGGGCCCGTTTGTGGGCCCCGTGGCGGGGGGCTCGTTTGCGCAGCAGCCGGCATTTGGCCCGAATCTCCCGCTTGGACGGGAAGTATTCGAGCGTCCCATTGCGGGCCGGCAACCAGCGGCCGCCATCAACCCAAAGGCCTGACATTTCCCATTCCCGGACATCCCGGGCGACTGCTTCGTCGTGCGTGCTGCGCGTGATCATCGTCGGCTCCTCGTGTTTGCCGGCCGATCATTCGGCCGGGATGACACATGAGCCATGCGGGATACTAAGCAGCAAGCGGAGCCGCCGGAGATCCCGATCAGAATTCAGCAGCTTTTTTCCCTTAGCTGCGGCGTCCTGGGCCTGATGGACCTGCCGCCGGCAGCTCGCCGGCGACTACAATCCGTTTGCCTGAAGGAGACCTTGCAATGATGGTGCTATTTATTGGCGGGCCGCTGCATCTCCAGCAGTTTCCGATCGGCGACAGCACTGCTGCCACCGGCCACTTTCATCATCCCAGCGGCTCGACGTACTCGCTGGTGATGACGTCGCGCGGGGCCGTACCATTGATTGGTGTATGTGACGATGACCAGGCCGGCGTCGAGGGATTCCTCCGGCTCATCTCGCAAATTCACGGATTGCACGTCTCCTGACGTTCTCTCCGCGTCCTCCGCGCCTCCGCGGTTCCATCTTTCCGCCGCCGCTAGCGGTCCCGCGCTCTTGAATCCGCCAAATCGCGCAATAGGTCTCTTTAGAGACTTCGCGCGCACTCACGGCGGCAGGCAGGAATGCCTGCCCGACCCGCTTTGGCCCTCTCCGACGCCGACCACCTGGAAGCCCTCAAGACGGCCCGCGACTCCATCGTCGCGCAGATGGCCAGCGGGCGGCTCACTATCGATTACATGATCCGCGGCCGCCGGCACACGACCCGAGCTCCCGACGAGGCCCTGCGCGTGATCGAAGAGCAGATCGAGCGGTACGAGGCCAAGGCCTCCCGCGGCAGCCGCAAAGTGTTTCGCCTCGCCTCTCTCCAGCGCCCGCGCGGGAGGGATTGCTGATGGCCAAGCGCACCGCTGGCGGCTGGTTTTCCTGGCTCTGGCCGAGCTCCCAAAAAGCGCCTCCCCGCGCACGCACGCGGACGCACGGCTTCATGGCCGGCTATAGCGACGGCCTGGCCGCCGCCGGCCGCGATCGGCTCACCGATGACTGGATGCCGACCAGCCAGTCGCCGACGAGCATCCACCGCATGAGCAGCGACCTGCTGCTCCGCCGCGCGCGCGATCTGGTGGAAAACAACCCGGCCGCCAAAAGCGGCGTCGAGTCCTACGTCGCCAATGTGATCGGCTGCGGCATCACCCCAAAGCCCACCTTCCCCGACCAGGGGCGGCGGCAAAAGTGGACCGAGGCCTGGAACTGGTGGGGGGGCGAATACCAGAACGAAGCGGACCTAACCGGCCAGCAGCACATTTACGAGCTGCAAGCACTGTGGCTGCTGGAGATCATCGTCGCTGGCGGCTGCCTGACGCGCTACTGGACCCTCAGCCCCGATCAATACCGCGATCATCGGGTGAAGCTGGCCCTGGAGCTGATCCCCGAGGAGCGTTTCGCCGACGAAAAGGACGACCTGGTCGCCTGGCAGAACCGCCGCAAAGCGGGCAATCCCATCCAGCGTGGCATCGAATTCGATCAGGCCACTGGCCGCACGCTCGCCTACTGGATCCGGCCGGCCCATCCGTCCGACGCCGGCATGGCCTGGGAGCCGGTGCGGATCGACGCTCGCGACTGCCACTATGCCTTCTTCAAGCAGCGGATCGGGCAGCGGCGCGGCCTGTCGATGCTCAAGGCGGTCGTGAAATCACTCTGGTCGCTCGGTTATTACCAGGACAACGAGCTGATGGCCTCGGCGATCAAGAGCTGCTTCGCCGTGATGCTGAAGACGGGCGAAGAGGACGCCGACTTCGCCGGGCTGGAAGATGACAGCGAAGGCTCGGTGGTCACAGACATGAACGGCAACCCGCTCGAGAAGATCGAGCCAGGGATCATCGGCCGCTTCCGCGGGAAGGATGCGAGCATTCAGGGGATCGGCCCCAACACGCCGACCAGCGAGCAGGAGGCGTGGATCCTGCTGATCGAGCGGACGATCTCGATTGGAATGGGGCTCTCCTACGAAGAAATGTTCCGCGACTACTCGCGCGGCAACTTTTCGTCGCTGCGAGCTGGGGCCAACCGCGATCGCAAGCAGTTCCGGCCTCTGCAAAAGTTCGTCGTCAATCACTTCTGCCGCCCCACCGATCTGCGGTTCACCAAGGCCGCCTCCCTGGCGGGCCTGGACGGTTTTCCTCGTCCCAGCCAGCTCCAAAGCGACCTGGACGAGTGGATGAAGCGGAATTGGCGCACCGAGGGGTGGCTGAGCGTGAATCCGTGGGATGACGCGCGGGCCGCCGTGCTGGAAATCGACAACGGCCTGGGAACGCGCGAAGGGTATGTCTCCGCCAAGGGAGGCGACTGGGAAGAAAACGACCAGCAGCAGGAGCGCGAGCGGGAAAGCGCCGAGGCGCATGGCCTGAACTTTGGCCAGCCCGACCAGGTGGACCAGGGTCAGGGGTCAGGGGACAGGGGACAGGAGTCCGAAGGCCAAGGCCAAGAACCGGCCGGACCTCCCGCCAAAAGGAAGCCCAGCCGTGCCGCGTGACGCAACACGAAAGCGACCCAAGCGCCGCTACCAGTCGATCGTGCGGGCCGTTTATGGCACGCCCTGGGCCATCCGCGAGGAGAAGCTGCAGGCGATCCGCCAATTCCTCGAGCGGCGCAGTGCCGGCGAGGTCCTATCGCGCGAGGAGATCGCCGCCGCGGTCAGCGGCCGGCCTCAGCCGGCGTCCGTCAGCGATACGCCCGAAAGCAAAAAGGTCGCCTTGATCAACGTGATGGGGACGATCTGCCAGCGGATGGGGCTGATGGAAGACATCTCCGGCGGCTGCTCGACCGAAGCCGTCGGCAAGGTCTTCGATCGGGCGCTGGCCGACGGCAACGTCGGCACGATCGTGCTGAATTTCGACACGCCGGGCGGCAGCGTTTTCGGCGTCGAGGAGCTGGCCGGCAAGATCTTCGCCGCCCGCGGCAAAAAGCGAATCATCGGCGTGGCCAACAGCGAGGCCGCATCGGCTGGCATCTGGCTGCTCACCGCGTGCGACGAAGTGGTCGTCACTCCCAGCGGCTGGGTCGGTTCGATCGGCGTGCTGATGGTGCACTACAGCACCGCGGGTTGGGAAGAGAAGGAAGGCTACGAGACGACCGTCACGCGCAAACCGGACGGCAAGGCGGAGGGAGTCGCCGGCGAGAGCCTCACCGCCGACGCCAAGGCGTATCGCCAGGCGATCGTCGATCAGACCTACGAAAAGTTTATCGCCGACGTCGCCAAGCACCGCGGCGTCAGTGCGGCTGTTGTGAAGAGCCGTTTCGGCGCGGGGCGGATGCTGATGGCGGAAGACGCCAAAGCGGCCGGCCTGGTCGATCGGATCGCCACGCTCGAACAGGTGCTTTCTGAACTCGGAGTAACCGCCAAGGCTCAAGCGGATCGTTCCAGCGAGCCGGCTTTTTCACTGAAGGGTTTGAACATGAATCCAAAAATCTTCGGCGCGCTGGTACGGATCGGCATGTGCGCGATCACGGCCACGAATGACGAGGCCTCGGCCGCGCTGGCCCGCTTCTTCGCCGCCAGGGGGCAGGATCTTCCTGCGAAGGAAGATGACCAACTGGCGGCGCTCGAAGCGCACATCAAGGCGGCCAGCGCCCCGGCCACGCCGCCGGCGACGGCCGGGCTCGCTACCGTCGTTGGCAACCTTCAGCCGGTCGCGATCGCCCCGGATGACCGGGCCGCCGACATCATGGCCGCGGTCCGCATGAGCCAGGTCCCCCAGGACCGGCAGCTCGAGCTGGCCAACGAGCTCATCATCGCCCGCGACAACGGCCAGCCGCTGACGCTCCAGGCGGCGGTCCGCCGGATCCAGAAAGCGGCGGCCGAGCACTGCGCGGCCAACGCGCCAGGCGCAACGTCGATCACTGGCGGAGACGCCGAGCGCGACAAGTTCCGCATCGCCGCCCGCGACGCGATCCTGCAGCGCTCGCTCATCGGCGCCATGCCCAAACAGATCTTCGACGCCGGCCAGCAGGCCTACGTGGACTGGAAACCGGTCGCCGGCGGCCCGCGGAGCCTGCTTGGGATCGCCCAGCAGTGCCTGATCGTGTCCGGCGCGCCGGCCATGCGGGTCCTGAACCTGGCCCCGATGCAGATCGCCCAGCTCGCGATGGGTGCCAACCCGCACCAACTGGGGCTGTCGAGCTTGTTCGCCAGCTCCGACGGCGCCGGCTTCAACGTCAGCGGGATGTTTTCCAATATCCTTTTCGACGCTGCCAACGTCTCGCTGCGGCGCAGCTACGACGACGGCCGCTCGACGTACCAGCAGTGGTGTCGCAAGGGGCAGGACATCCCCGACTTCAAGGACGTGCACCGGATCATCGCGGGCGAGTTCGGCGATCCGAAGGCCATTCCGGAAGACGGCGAGTTCGAAGAGACGACCCTCACCGACGGCAAGGAAAAGTATCGCCTGACCGTGTGGGGCGAGATCTTCAGCCACTCCTGGCAGCTCATCGTCAACGACCAGCTCGGCAGCTTCATGGAAGCGCCGCAGAAGATGGGCAATGCCATGCGGCGGAAGACCAACCGCCTGGCGTACCAGGTCCTCAAGGACAACGCGGCCCTGGCCGACGCCGTGGCCCTGTTCCACGCCTCGGCCGTCCCGACTGGTCACAACAACATCACGACCGGCGCGCTGGCCACGGCGGCCGACTTCATTGCCGCCTGGAACACGATGAACCAGAAGATGCGGGAACAGAAGGGGCTCTCCACCGAGTCGGCGGCCCTCAACATCCCGCCGCGGTACGTGCTCATCCCGCCGGTCCGCCACGGGGTGGTGTATACCGCGCTGGGCAGTCTGTCGGTGACCACCAGCGGCAACGCCGGCGAGGTCAACATCTGGAAGGGGGTGCTCGAGCCGATCGAGGACGCCGAGCTGGGCGCCAGTTCTTCCGGAGGCAGCGACCTGATCCACTACCTGGCGGCCGACTCGGCCGACGTGGACACCGTCGAATACGCCACCCTCGAAGGGATGCCGGCGCCGGTGATCGAGCAGGAGACGGCCTTCCAGCAACTGGCGATCAAGCGGCGGATCTACTTCGCCTTTGGCGTCAAGGCGCTCGATTTCCGCGGCCTGCAGCGGCACAACGGCGCGTAATGACCTCAGCCGGAGCGAAACCTCGCTCCGGGATCCCGGCGGCAGGTTCGCCGCCGGCTGACGACCACTCACCACTCACCACTCACAACTTACCACTCCCTCCGGGAGCTTGAATCATGAAAAAAGTCACCACTTGGCGCGATACCTTTTTCGGGCATCGCGTCTATTCGCCCACTGCCGGCAGCAACGTCGGCCACAACTGGAAGATGACCGACACGTCGGCCGCCGGCACGCCGACGTATGCGCCGCCGTCGGCCTCCAACGGCCGCGGTCTGAAGATCGACTTCGACAACACGAACGAGGTGCAAAACGTCGATGCAGCTCTGGCCGATCTGTTGCAGATCGACATCGACGACATCGTCGAGATCCGCCTGCGGGTCATCATGAACCAGGCGGCCGTCGATGCCACGAGCACGCTGACGTTCGGCCTGAAGAGCGCGCGCAACGACAACCCCGACAGCACGACGGCGAACGCCCAGTTCAAGATCGACGGCTCGGCCAGCACGACCGCCGTCGTCGTCGAGACGGACGACAACGTCAACGACAACGACGATAAGGCGACCGGGAAGACGCTGATCAACGCCGCCAAGGACTTCGTCATCAGCTTCGCCCGCGGGAAGAAGGACGTGCGGTTCTTCGTCGACGGCGAGCCGGTCGCCGAAGGCACGACGTTCGACATGTCGAACTACACGGCCGGCCTGCAGCCGTTCATCCAGTTGCAGAAGTCCGCCTACGTTCAGACCAACGGCGTGACGCTCCTGGAAGTCGAGCTCAAGTATCGCGACGGCCTGTAACCGGCCTGATCGCGATGGCTCCCAGGATCCTCCGGAGGATCCTCGGCGGCTGTCTGCGGTTTCCCCACTACTCACCACTCACCACTCACGAGAGTTTCCATGGCTAAGAGAAAGAACACGCCGGCGGCGTCGCCCGCCGACCATGCCGCGGCCGCCAAAGAGACCCGCGACGCCAGCTATACGGCCGAAGACCAGCACGCCTACGTGGTAGCGGTCGTCAAAAAGCAGTGCGGCGTGGATGACGACGCCGCCGAGCAGCGGGCCGGCGAGCTGACTGCCGACGAGCGAGACGCGCTACACGACGCCGGCCGCGAAGGGCGCGTCGCCGACTGCCGCGAGATCCTGGGCCTGTAAGGCCCGACCGCCAACCAGCGGCGCCTGCACTACGACCTGGCGGGAAAAATCCCCGCGTCGGCAAGCGCCGCTGCTTTCGTATCCCCCGGAGTGACCCGTGGTCAATACGCTCAAGCAGCAGATGGCCGCCGACCTCGACCCCGTCTTCCTGCAGGAGGACGAGTTCGCGGAGACGGTCTTCTACCTGCCCGCCGCCGGCGGCGGCGCCCGGCAGCTCGTGGGCGTGTGGGATCCCGTCGAAAACCGGTCCGACTCGCCGCTGGGAATCACCGAGGAGGAGCGGGGCTGGCTGTGGTGCAAGCGGTCGGCCAGCGGCGGCATCGACAATCCGCAGCCTGGCGATCGGCTGTGGATCGAGAGCGAAGGCACGTCGCTCGACGAGGACCTGGCCTGGTCGTTCGCCGGCGAGACCGACGACGATGATGGCACGAGCTGGGCGCTGCTGTTCATCCGCCGGAAGGTGCAGCGGATGGGTGGCAATCACCTGTAGGAGCCGAAGCGATGCCAAAACCAAAAACCCGCCCCGCCGCCGTGCAGGGGTTTGCCCTGCGCAAGCTGGCCGACAAGTCGCAAGGCCCGCGGTTCGACGAGCGGACCGGAGCGCAGAAACCTTGGCCCTGCCTGGGGCTGATCTTCGTCGAGCCGGTGACCCAGCGGCCGCTCGAGGAGCCGCCGGCCAGGATGCGGATCGCGGAGAAGCTCGTCACCAGGCATGCCGCGGACGGCCTGATGACCCGCGTCAACGAACGCATCGCCACGGCGCCCGGCGGCCCGCCGCACAATCCCAACGCGAAAATCCACGTGTTCGTCGAGTGCGACGAGATCATCGTCCACCTGCTCGATGAGCAGGGCCAAAAGGTGGACGCGCGATACAAGGTGCTGCGCAACCCGGGCAAATACCCCTGTTCGCAGGCGGAGTACATGGCCCGCGTGCCGGAAAAGCACCGGCCAACGGGAACGATCACGGCCACGGCGATCGTGACGCACGAATACGAGTGCGAACTGATCGCCGTCGCACCAACCAAAGTGCAGGCGGCCTGAAGCGCCGGCAGCCGGAAAAGGGACAGCACGATGGCAGATTTTGTCTTCAACCGGTCCAAGGGGAGGGTGTCGGAATTCGCCGAGCGGGTCAACGGCAACGATCCGACCAACTCCATCTTCGTGATCCTGGTGCTGGCCACCAGCGGCATCGAGACCGACGCCGTGCTCCGCGACAAGGACACGATCAGCGACCTGGTCAGCGGCGCCACCAACGAAGTCACCAACACCAACTACGCCCGCAAGACGATCGACAACACCGGCTCGATCACCATCACGTACGACGACACGAATGACCGCGTGGACGTCGATCTGCCCGATCAGACGTGGACGGCCGTGGCCGCCGGCGACGGGTTCAATGACGTCGTGTTTGCGTATGACTCCGATTCGACCGGAGGCACCGATGCCAACGTCGTGCCCATGACACTGCACGATTTTGTTGTCACGCCGGACGGCAGCGACATCACCGTGCAACTCAACTCCGCGGGATTCTTCCGGGCGGCATAGACCCCCACTCCTGTCCCCACCTCAAACTAATGCTCTGGACTCCCGGCAACAGTTTTCTGTGGACCGTAGGCAATCAGGGTGCCGTAAACTTTGGTAACAGCATGGGTACGAGCGTGGCCGCTGCTGGGTCTGCCAATACCAAAGGCTCAGACGTGGAGATACTCTCTGACACCGTTCTAACAGAAGATTGCTACCTCATTGCAGTAGGCTTTGTTGGAGGTTCAAGTGCTGCATCTGGCCGAAACTTTCTGGTGGACATCAAGTCCGACCCTACCGGCGGCACGACTTGGGGCACCATTATTCCCAATCTGTTGACCGGTGGTCCCGATGCAAATGCTCTGGGCGGCGAGTGGTACTACTTCCCACTGTACATCAAGGCCGGGACGGCTCTGGCAGCCGCAGTCCAATCCAACGTAGCCGCTGCTGGTCTCCGAGTTTACGTACAACTATTCGGGAAACCGACCAGACCAGACTTGGTGAAAGCTGGATCGTTCGTCCGTGCTTATG